CTACTAACGGTACAACACTAGGCATTAGCAAAGGAAGAACAATATATGATTATTGGCCACATTTTAGAAGTGTTGCCGTTAATGTCAGCATTGACGGCATTTATGATGTTTACAATTACATTCGAGGCAACGGCGATTTTAATCAAGTTGAAGCAAACATTAAAGAAATAAAAAAGATACCCAATGTAAGTCGTGTAGTTGGAGCATTTACAGCACAAGCTGGCAACATACTACAAGCGGCTGAATGTATAGATTACTTTATTAACAAGATGGGCATTGTGTTCTACAGTCATCGTGTTAGTTATCCCACATGCTTGTCGGCTCAAGTGTTGCCTAATGATTTGAAAGCATTGGCCATTACAAAATTGTTAGCAGTCAAGTCACAAGTAGACGATTTTGAATTAGTAAAAAAGAATCCCGTACTAGGCAAAATTACACATCAGCAGATACAAGACAATATTAATTATTTACAAGCAAAAGATCAAAATCACTTATGGCAGGATTTTTTACAATTTAATTACAACTTGGATTCAACACGCAATCAAAGTTTGTTAAAAGCAGTTCCGGAGTTTGCTCCTTATGTATAAAGTTATTAATCGATGGGATCACGCAAATTCTATCAAAGTTGAATGGAACCTTGGCAAACGCTGTAACTACGATTGTAGTTACTGCCCAAGTAGCATACACGATAATACTAGCCCGCATACAGATATAGAAATACTTAAATCAACAGTAGATAACTTAATAACATTAGGCAAACCTATACGTTTAAGTTTTACAGGAGGAGAGCCGTGTGTGCATCCTAAATTCTTAGAGTTGGTAAAATACTGCAAACACGTTGGGATTAATTGGATTAGTGTAACAACTAACGGAACACTACCTTACGAATTTTATTCAACATTGGAAGCAGATCAAATTGTATTCAGTATACATTTGGAGTTTGATTGGAGGCGTGTTTTCAATACTGTAGAGAGTGTGGTAGATTTAACAAACAAAAAAGTTGTTGCACAAATTATGGCGCATCACGATTACATGGATGCTGTATTACAATTACGTGCTAGATGTTTGTTGGCACATATTCCCAATACAATAAGACGTATACGTTGGACACAAGGCGATCATGATTTATTTGATGATATGCGTTATAACTTGACTGATTCAGAATGGCTTAACGAACAAGAAGCTACAGTTCAACCAAATACGTTATTGTTTTATAAAGATAAACCCATGGAGCAACGCCATGCCAATGATGTAATTAAATTGCACTTGAACAAATATAAAGACTGGTCATGTAACGCAGGTATAGAAAGTCTAATGATAAATTGGGACGGGGATGTACACAGAGCAACATGTAGAGTTGGTGGTAGTCTTGGCAACATATACGAAGGCAACTTCGTTGCTCCTAGCGAACCCATAACTTGTGACCGTAATTTTTGTACATGTGCGGCAGACATTCCACTATCTAAAGAATTGAAAAATGAAAAACTGGTTCTATCCTCACATACCTCCTAGTTGGTTGGCCAATCCTTATGCTAAGGGTGCCGCTGGTACAACCTTCAAATATATTAGCGAAGTGATTCCGCTTGACTGGATCACAGACCATCCTGATAAAGTTTTATGGCATGACCCTAGAATTGAATACAGTATAAACAGTCACGGTTACAGAGAAAAAGAATACGAAGAATCTTATAAAAAATACGAACATTTGATTTTAGGATTTGGACATTCTACTATAGCAGGAAATGCAGTTGCCGATGAAGATACAGTATTGCGCCGCATAGAGAATTCGTTACCCAACACGCGAGTTTTAAATTTTGGAGTTGCCGGCGGAAGTTCTGATACAGTAGCTAGATTAATAAGCTGTACAGTACCATATTTTAAAACAATATCACTTAAATTAAGTGTGTGTATTCTTTGGCCGCAGGATGTAAGAAGAGAAATAATGCTTGATAACTACAAAGCATCTTGGCAACCAACTATGGATCCACCAATTAAAGAATACCCTATGTTGATTGATGATACATCAAACTCTTACAACTTAGAAAAAAATAAATGTCTGGTAGAAAATGTATGTGATTTTAATGAGACAAATTTATACACCATACCATATTCTTTATATCAAAAAGCATTAGATTCTCCAAGAGCTAGAAACGGAATTGATCCTAGCGCAGAATCTCATAAAATGTTTAGCGATTATTTACTAAGTCAGCTAACTCAGGAAACGTAGTTTTAAAATCTGTATTACGAGTTGCGTCCATGGTAGTAATATATTCTTGAAAAGCTGGTAGTAAGTGAGTATGGTCTTCTCCGTCCATAAAGTCTAACACAGCTTGCCAACGTTTCCACCCATACGGATTATGTTTCCAGAAATCCTCGTCTTGTCTGTAGTTGGCATACAGCCAGTTAGCAAACTCTCCAAATAGTTTTCTTACCTCTGCTTTGTCTGCTTCAGGTAATACGCGAATACTTAGAAATGTCGGAATGTACAACAGATGCATATTCAAAATGCCGCCGCCTGCTTCAACACCATCTACTATATTTTCAAAATTTATCTTTTTAAAATTTTGTTCTATCTTCCATTTAGCCAATTCAGGAAGATGTTTGATGTTTAAGATTTGAATAGCTGTTGCTATACTACCTTGTATATTAACAGGAGTGTTGTCTAGCTTGTGTAAGTTAGTGACAACGGTATTCCAATCGCTTGGATATCTAATGTAATGATCTTTTTCGCCAACTGCGTCTATACTAAAACCCACTTTGACTTTTTTAAATTTTGACCAAAGACTAATGATGTCATCGTCTATTAACAATCCGTTAGTGTTATATCTAACTAGGATTTTATCAGCGTATCCTTGACGAACAATTTCTTCTAAAAATAACTTATGTTCTTTGATTAATAGCGGCTCGCCACCAGCAAAATATACTTGTTTCAAATTAGGAATCTGTGCATACATTTCTTTCCAAAATGCTGGATTTTCATGCCAGTAATTATTAAAGGATTCTTGATCCCATCGCATCTGCGATTTCAATTCTCTATGTGTGAATAATTTAAAAACTTTTTTATGATCAGCAACCCACATACTACTGTCATGCGGGCTACACATGATACATTTTAAATTACAAGTGTGTCCCAGTCTTAAATCTAAATAAACTAAATTTTCAGGTATTACACCATCGACAGTTTGGCTGACCAAATCAGCTATGTCAATTCCGTCTTCAATCCATCCACCTGTTTCCCACATGCGTTTAGACACAACACCTTGCGACTCTTCATCAAAACATTTTTTACAACTAGCAGGAATTTTATTATCCAACATGGTAGTGCGAACACTTTGCATGTATTCATTGTTCCAAGCACTCATTGGTGTTTCACGGCCAAAGTTAGCCGGCTTACCAGACTCATTTTTAACCAAACCAATTTCATGATCTGTTCCAGCACCGCTACTGTTAGAGTTACAACATAATCGCATATCGCCGTTGGGTCTAGTAGCAAAGTGTATCCAAGGTAAAACACAAAAAGTATTACTACCTGAAAGTTTAGCTACTTTATTTTGCCAGTGACCCAGCTTGGTGTCCTCAGGTTTCATCCAATAGGTCATGCTATTAATGTCTCTTTTAAAATTTTAAAATCTTCAAAACTTTTTGCTTTAGGCACACACATGCCGCATCGGCATTGTTGGTTGGGACATCTTATTGGTTGTGGATTTTCAAGTTGAATTTTTAATTCTTCTATGAGAGTATCTGCGTTATCCAAAGAACCAAACGGTCCAGGCGCACCGTTGTGAGTTGCTTTGCAAGTTTGATGATGATACACGTTTCGGGTTTCTTGATCGATGTATAAAAAGAACCAATTAACCATACAGTACCAATCTTTAAATTCTGTATTGATCAATTTGATAGGTTGCCACTTATTATCTACTTTTCCTTCTAATTCTCTGGCGCCGCAACAAGCCCTTCCTATTTGATTACCTTCGTTAGAAGATTTAGTCTTATTTTCAACACCCAATTGATTGTAAAACCACTCTTGTTGTTCAGCAGAATATTCGTGACTGGTTCTACGATTAGTTCCATCCGCATCGATAAACCACCCTTTGCGAACAGAGTTACCATCGCCAATAGGTACTGGACTACACCTGATACCTAAAGATTTTAACTTATTGAATAGGCTAGTGGTTTCCTCCCAGTAGTCAACATGAAGCATCACATTGACTTGTAACCATATATCAGTGTTGGCCAAATCTAAAATATTCTGTATTACCCTATCTTTGTATTTTTTACTAGATTCAGGATGGTAACTGATCGTGATACCTTTGAAATTTTCTTTAATTCTAGACTGATATTTCTTACCCCAAGCACCGTTTGTAGTTAAACTTAAAAATAAAGAACTATCTTTTTTTTGTATATAATCAATTAGTTTCCAAAAATTAGGATTAGCTGTTGGTTCACCGCCAGTAAAGCTAATATTAGTAGGAGGAGGTTCTTTCCTTTTAGAATTATAAAGAGCTGTCCACAAATAGATGAAATCAAATGTTTTTTTAAATTCTGTTAACGTCTTGTGTTTACTGTAATTGTTGTGTCTGGTAGATTCACAATATGTACAATCATAATTACAGAATCTACCAGTATCCCAGATTACCATGAATCCATAATTGCGTAAACTTTTAATAGCTGTTGTTTCAATCATAACAGTTTCTTTTTACCAATTATCATCCAGCGGTCATATAACTGTGTTTTTAATGAGCCAGTCCATAGTTCGTCTAATAAACTTTGCTGTTTGAATTCTTCCAAGCTCTGAGCGATACGTGTATGTTCTGGTATTTTATAATTATTACTTTGTAACACAATAATACTATCTTTGGGGATTCTAGATAACCACAACTCGTATTGCTGTTGTGTGATGTGTTCACAGCTAGTGTTAATCACTACGCTACCATTAATAGGTACAGTACACATATCCGAAGTGATAGCACGAAATTTGCCGTCAATTTCTTCTATCTTATTCATCATAGTGGCAATAGGTTCGCATGTGGGATCAATGTCTACACTACAAATATATTTAATAGGGATATGACTTTGGAACAGCATACTGGCCAATACACCAACCCAGCCTCCGTGTACGTCTATTCTAACCGGGTCAGATTTGATGGGAATATAATTTGTCAAAGTTTCAATTAACCATTCTTTGCTTTGTATTTGGCCGCGCCAAAAAGCTTCAAGTGTTCTTTTAGGATCATCGCTTAATCTAATAGCGTTCATCCAGTAGTGTAAATGTTCTGTATCAATTAACAAACTGAGCTCCTAACTTATCAAATTTGCCGCACTGCTTAGAGCACTCCATCAACGGTTTATTAGCCCATGTATCTTCTATTAGATCAAAGTAACCCGCAGAGAAAATATCTGTCAATGAAGTATTATTCAAATTAGGAAATACTCCTATAGCATCCATATAGTTAATTCTATTATCTTGATTAGGCAGTTGCCAGCTGAAGTCTAACCAGCAACATGGACTAACTGTTCCACTTGCGCTGATATACAGTTGTTTGTACTCACATGCTTTACATTGTATTTCAGCAGGCTCCGATGTTAATACTTTAGATGTAATAGTTATACTGCGCTCTGTTGGGTATAAAATATTAACAGTCCTTCCACCTTCATCTAATACATGAAATTTGTTATCTTTAAATCTACTAGTATGTTTAGTTGTAAATTTTTTAAAACC